TAAATCTGGATTAGTGCTAATTCCACCACCACCATAAGGAGGTGTTTCTACCTTACTAATATCTGATATTTCAGAAACAACACGATCAGTTTGTGTAGGAACGTCTAAGTCTCTAAGTAATGAAAGTTTATCTCCGACTTTGACTGTCTCCACTGGATTTATTGATTCAATATCCTGATTACCACCTCTAAAGAATAGAAGTTGTAATTTACTTCCACCCTTTGGAGCTTCTACAAATTTAACCACAGTACCACCTTCTAGAGTATAGTTCTGTTTGGGTTGTTGTAAAACATCATTTATGAATATTAACAAGTTATTAGTAGGATCAATAGAAGTATCTAAAGATGCAATTGTTACAACATCTTTAGTAACAGTAGTTTTAGTTAACAAGAAAGATTTTTTAACACCATTAAACTCCGATGAAAAATCATCTAGAGGAACTAACTGACCAAAACTAAACCCTGCAAACTTATCATCAATTGTTGATTTTACTGTTAGTGTGAATGGTGATGTAGAAACTCCAGCTCTAAAAGGTATACCCTGCACTGTTAATACTTCACCATTTTTATATGAGAATCCTCTATCAGTAATATTGAAATCAATTATTGATCCACTCGAACCAACTCTTGCATCAACCTTTAATCCGTTTCCTGATCCACCTGTAACTGATAGATTCGTATATCCAGTCGCAATACCAACTTTTATAACTGGAGGGAACTGTGCAGAATATCCAGCACCACCACTAACAGTAGTGATACCAGTGATCATCCCTGCACTATTACCAGTTCCAACGGTTGCGGTAAGTATGGCAGTAGATCCAACTCCTAATGGATTCTGAACTTCTATGGTAACTGAGCCTGAGAAATAACCTGAACCAGCAGATAACATATTCACACTCTGAATAGCTCCAGCTCCATTTACAACTGCAGTGGCTCCTGCTCTTATTCTTGGTTGATAATTTTGTCCTAGTGCAACTGGATCTACTTCATCAACTTTACCACCTCTAGGTATATCAAATAAACTACTTCCACTAAAACTTATTGATGCACCTATGCCAATATTTGGTGCAACAGATCTTGGTGTCATATCATAATCAACTAGGGGTCTTTGGAAAATACCATTAATTAGAATTACACCATAGTTAACAACTTGGTCACCACCACCAGTTCCTTGGGTTGTAGTTACAATACCTGTGACATCAGATCCATTTTGTGTTAATGTAAATGTTCTTCCAGCTCCAGTTTCCCCTGTAAACAAATGAGAAATATCATCAAAAATAAAGTTTCTACTTACGTCTCTTCTATTAAATACTCTACCAGAAAAAGTTGAACTTGTAGTCACACCAGTAGTTCCTGTAGGGCCAAACGGTGGTGTTGCAAAATGAACTACACCTTTATCAATTCTATAATTACCACCCTTCAATTTGGGTGTAGCATTGGCTGCGTGAGCAGCTACTGTACTACCAAGGAATCCACGATCCACTGAAACCACATTCGTTGATCCAAAACCAACTGTTTTAACTCTCATAAATTCATCATCAATCTGGATTATGTCATTTAATTTTACAGTGGTAAGACCAACAGCGTTTCCTCCAAATACTCCAGCTTGTAATTTAAGAGTTGTTGATCCAACACCCACTGGATTAAGCAAATCTAAATTAACACTCCTATTAGTTAGTGGAGATTGAATCATTCCATCAATCTGAATTAAAGTTCTACTTTCAGGATTTAATGATTCAAATGCATGATCTATTCCAAGAGAATATGGGAACTGTCTTAAAGTAAGAGATTCAGTGGTTCCAGTTGTTGATAAACCAGCAACTTTAAATCTATTATTGTCTAACTTACTAACAACAAACATTTCTTCAGGCATAAAGTCTGTAGTTGCACCACCTATAACATGATTTGTAGTTACAATACCTATACGATTATTTCCGTATCCTTCTGCACCATGATTATGTGGCAAGTATCTAATCCTTTCACCAGTTTGGAATCCGTGATTAAATATAGTAATAACAGATGATCCTACGGAAACAATACTAGAATCATTTGGATCAAATTTCTTATAATATAAAGGAACTGCACCACTCTGTGATGTGAGTCTAAATGAACTTAAACCAACAATTTGGCCACCAACAATTGGTGTATTAGTAACAACTGTAAATGTAGTAGCGTTAACAACTGTTACAGTTAGGTCTGCTCCAGCTGCAGGGTCAGAAGAACGAGGATATGGATGTAATGTAGAATGATTATCTTTATCACAAGTAAAGACTAATGAATTATTTGCAAGACGAACTTTAGCTCCACTAGAGAGACCATGATTAGTTGTTGTAACAATTGTTAAAATACCAGAGTATGCTTGGTAAGAAGTTCCTGTTGTGGCAGTTAAAGTGCCAGATCCACCAGAAATAATAGTTATTCCATCTCCAGTTGCTGATTTAAAAATATGACTACCACTAAATGTTTCTGTTTTTGCATTAAACTGGCCACTAATATCATCTATTAGTTCAACTTTTGCAGTTGATATACTTAACAAATCTCTAATTTTTCTATTTTGGAAAGTAATAAATTTAGATAATCCAGTGCGGATAGTTGTTTCTGTAGCAAAATCAAAATCATTCTGAACATAGAATGATGCAACATTATCAATATCTACTTTTAAACCAGTAGCATTTTGAGGTGATCTTGCAGTTAGTGTTGTGCTTCTACCAAAACCAGCTGTAGTATTAGATTTAATAACTAAGTCAGAGAAATTTTTAAATCCAGCTGGATGAACAATACTATCTACAGCATCAGTAAATTCTTTCTCTTGAACTTCACTTTGAATTGAATATGAGAAGTTTTGATAATAGTCACTATCTTGTAATTTTTGGAAATCGTTACTTGGTTTTCCTGTGTTCTTTTGCCAACCTTTTTCTCTCTCTGCATTATAATCTAACTTGAAATATTTTTCATGAAAACTGGATTGTACAACTTTTCCTTGAGCTCTAGATATTTTTCCTTTGATAACATCACCTATGTATGGAGTTCGAGTTAATTTTTCTATTCTAAATGAATTAGTAGCTCTATCCCATCCTTCATTTTTAACAATTTGTCCTTCAGCTCCTCCATTTCCAAATGTTATTGGTTCTCCATTTATAAAATCTCTATGATCAAATCTTACACTGAATGTTGGTAAATCTTCTTTCTTTATGACTCTACCAGCACTGTTTATTGGATCAAATTTACCACCAGTAGTTCCAATTCCAATAAGTGTATATTGAATTTTACTTTTAGCAATATTATCAAGACCACCACTTCCTTCAAAAGGTAACACTTTAAAAGTTCTATATCCATACATATTTGAATTATATCCTTGTACTTCATTCTCTGGATATGTACGTGGATCTGTACTAGGTAAAGGTTCTGGATATCCCAGTTCCATCGATTGTGCGTCTAATTCTGGTTCACCTTGAATATTTACATTTTCTACAAATATTTCATCACCTTCTTTAAATGGGAAATTAGTTCCAAGAACATGATCCGCAGGCCTCCAACCTCCTATAGGTGCTTTAAGAGTGAGAGTTTGAGTAACACCATTAGATATTGCAGTAACAACCCCAACACCATTACTGTTATTGATAGCATAAATTTCTGGTGGATTTGGAAATAGATCAAATCCTGTTAAACTATCATTTAATATTCTTACAGATCCAATACCTGTTCCTTCAAGAGTGACCTCAGTTTCAGAATTTGGTCTATCTGGTAAGAATAAATCAGGTGCTGTGCTGTAATTCCTTCCAGCAGTTTCAACACCAATGTGTCCAATTACAAAATTATTTTGTACAGTTACAGTTACAGGAGTATCAGCTCTAGGACTTAAAGATTTATCAGTTGCATAATCATATCCAATTTTAACCATTTCTTTATGGCCTGCTCTTCCAATATAAGAATCAAACATTCTAAGATCAGCATTTCTTCCAGAAGTTGTTCTAATTGTATTAATGCCTGGATTCTTAATATATCTTTTACCAGCAAAGTTAACTGCAATTTCATTAATACCACCAGTGGCATTGAGTGAAGATGTTAGATATCTAAATGTAGTAACTCCTGATGTAACATATGAAGTTACTTCTGGTTTTTTCGCAACCTGATATGTAAATGATGTTATACCAGTAGTTTTAATACCAAAACTACCACCATATTCGCTAATATCAACAGTAATTTTTGATCCGTTTATAACTTGATTATCTGGTTCTGAATCTCTTTTTGAAATATTAATAGTATCTAAAGAGCTAGGAACAAGTTTATACCATAATGGTAATTCAAGATCATCAGTTAATTTTACATTTACAATAGAACCTGTGGTTCCAGCAACTCCTGTTCTTACTATTTCTGTTGCAATACCAACTCCATCAAACTTATTAGTGAAGTTTTTATCTTTATAGAATTCCAGTTGTAAATCTGACAAGGATGTGTCAGAAACAGCAAAGCCAATTGTTTGTCCTCTAAGTGCTTTAATAGGAGGATTTATTCTCGCAAATCTATGAACACCAGACCCTGCACCAGTTATTTTTATATAAGTTAATGGAAATTTTATAGAGTCTTCTCTATTATCAAATAATCTAAATCTGTTTTTATTAATTCTCTTGACATAATACTCCCCTCGATCAACAAGTGGCCATATAGGAGTGGCAGCACCTGTAAGTGAATAAAGTATCTTGTCGCCATCTTTATACCCATGATTAATTATTTTTATTTGAGAACTAGATGTGAATACATTACTACTATTAACATATTTCGGATCTACAATTGTTTTTCTTGCGATAGTGTCATATTCTATTGTTTTATTAACTATGGTATTTGGTGCAACATCAATAGTTACTCTGTCATTTGTTCTTAACTCATGAGCAGAAGAAGTGTCTACAATAACATCATATCGATCTACTGTACCAAGATATTGTTTATTAGTTGTTTTAAAACTATGATCTTCTCTGTTTGGAAAAAGATTTTTACTTGCATTAGTTACTGCACTTATAGTTGTAATGTATAATGAGGTAGTTGCACTAGCAACTTGAGTTGTTGTAATACCAATTAAATTATTACTCTTTTTAACAGCATATACAGCTTGACCATCTACAAGTGAAAAAGAATTACCTAGTCCAACTGAGTTGGAAACTATTAATGCTGATCCTATACCACTATTGTATATTAATTTTTGTCCTGTGAATAATCCATGATTAGGAATAGAAATTGCATTTCCTCCATTACTGCCTTCTTGACCTATATGTGGAGGGAGATCATGATCACTAAGAACAGTTCCATCATTAGATACAACTTTTACAACTTGAGTTGTACCAAAACCAACTGATTCAGATACTGATTGTGTTGCTAATACTGTCCCTATACCAATAGTACTTTGTGGGTTGAAAACAAGTTCTTTATTTTTTTGAATATTAAAATTAGTGTTTATTCCTATAGGAAATGTAAATCTTCTTTGATCTATTGAGACTAGTTCACCATCTGAAAAATATGTACTTATTCCACTATCTCTTAAAATCTTATAACGATTTAATTTATTATCTACTTCTAATACTTTAACTCTCTCATGTATACTAGCTTCATTTATTAATGATCCAATGGTTAAATAATCACCAACCTGAATATCATCATCTTCACTTTTACCACCAAGAACATCACTTAAAGTTATAAAGGTTGTATCACCTGTAACATTTCGCATGGCCAATGCCACTGTTGTTGCAGAACCAACTTTTATTAAACTGGATGTGATAGATGATATTGCAATTGTTTTACTACCCTCAAGGAAACTAAGTCCACCAGCATCAATACCAGAAATATTAACAAAATCATTATTTTGTAATCCATGAGATGTAGCTGCAATACCGATACCCATTCCATTTCTGAAATCGAAAGCTACATCATCAATTGTAGTTTGATTATATGTAATTTGAGTTATTCCTTTTCCAACAAGAGATCTTACTTTAGCTGAAGCTCCTCTTCCCCCACTTTCACTATTATTAAATGAAATTCTATCATTAATTTTATAATCTATTCCTGTAGATAATATATTTACTGATCCTATACCACTTGAAGAAATGGTCTTAATAAGTAATTCTGTATCATCTATATTGTTAGAAACAAGATAATCATAATCAGATCCTACAAATCCTAACTTGTATGGGTAAGTATTTCTCAATACATTACCACTATTCAAGATTGGCATATCCTGTAAAGATAATGGTTGACCATTCATCTCTACTTTTTTAAATTTAAATCCATTTAAAACATATGGAAAAGTTGGTTCTCTAGATCCAATAAATGGAGATGCTGATCCATCAGCATCTTGCATAGTACAGAAGTATGCATAAACACCATCTGGAAACTCAGGAGTTCTACCAAACCTTCCATTATATTTGTCTAAATGGCCGTCAGCAGTATAGTCATAATCTTCAATAAAAGATCCTAATTCAAAATCTGTTATTGATGGTCTATTTGGTTTAAGATTAGGTGTATAACTTGTTGTTAACCTTTGTATAGTTCCTCCAGTAGGAGAACTGTATCCATATGGGCCATATATCGGAGCTCCATCATAAGCCCATCCAACTATTGGTGAATGTGTTAATTGTGTAAGTTCTGATAATGAACCAGTTCCATCAATCTCTATATTATCTTTTAATTGTAGTCTTAACTGTCTAGGTAAATATGCAGATGCAAATTTAGCTTCATATTCTGGATTTTGACTAGGAACGATAATACCATCATCATCCTGATTTATATGTTTCTGATATCTTTTTAATGTTGTATTAGTCCATTGTTTCAAGTCAGCTCTGAAAACAGCGCCAGAACCCTGTTGTAATATTCTCACAGTGGTCGCAGGTTGTTCTGTATAGTCTTTACCACCATCGATGATATTTACTCCAGATAATGATCCATCACTTGCAACATTAGATATAAGTCT